CTTTGAATATTCCAAATGTTGAACAAGAGTATGAGGTTGATTTGCGATACATTATGGCATCTCTAATGGATCAAATATCATGGGAACCGAGGATACAAATTTCACCAACCCTGATAATCTATGTTAAACCAATTACCTACCGACAAGTTTCAGAAAGTGTAACTCAAGGATTTGAAACCCAAAGAATTATCGAACTTGCAAATGATTCAAAGATGAGTGAGGAGGAAAAACTAAGAACCTTCAGAGATAAATTTGATAAATTAACCTCGTTGACAACTGGGTTAATTCACAATTCAGTTTTCAAAATTGATTCAGATCAAACATCAACTGATAATTTACAATTCATTAAAGAGTTTTTAGAAAATGCAGATAAGGATATTTTTGACGCTATCAAGGCACACATTGAAACTATGCGTCTTAGAAATACCTTGAAACCCCTTAAGATAACTCCAACACCAGAGATGATCGAAGCCGGAGTTCCTGATAAAGAACTTGAAATACCTTTGGTTTTTGATGCATCAACTTTTTTCGTATAAGGCTTTTGTCTCTGACCTTGGAAGAAATTGACCAACTAACCAAGGAGATGGAAAATGATGCAAAGGCCATTAAAGGCGAATTATTTAAAATGTGTTGGTATATGCGGGGCAGTATGAGCATCAGCGAAGCATACAACTTGAATAACGAAGATCGAGAGATAATAGCAGGGTTGATAGAAGGTAATTTAGAAGTTACCAAGAAAAGCAATCTACCGTTCTTTTAACGCATCTGAGCTCTTAATAAATTTTCAATGCTACTTAATCTTGCTTTAAGGTCAGCAACTTCATTTGAACCACTTCCCTGATTAATTGCTGGGGTTGCTGAATTATTTGATGCTGTCCTAGAGAAGTTATCCCCCTGAGCAGCGCCTTGATATCCACGCTTTAGGCCACCCCCTGCTGCTCCTACAGTTTGAGCAACACCTCCCACTGTTTGAGCTGCTAAGTTTCCGGCACCTCTTACGATCCCACCTAATGCTGAGCCTGTGCCTTTTAATGCATTACCAATTTTAGAACCTATGCCCGGTCCCGTAGGAGCTTTCCCTGCAGGAGAGGGGGCAGGCGCGGCATTTGGATTTCCAGGGGTAGCCTGATGGATAGTCCCCGGAGGAGTAGTTGCCGGAGCTTTCCCTAATTGAGCTCCCATATTTGCAAAGGCGCTGGCTCCCGGAGGTTGCGCAGCACCTGGAGGAGGTGGAACGGTAGCACCAGTAGTTCCTGATCCCGGTACTGATCTTGAGCCAGTTGTGGTTGAACCCGGAGTTGAGCCTGATCCCATAGTCCTTGCTCCAGAGGAGGGTGCAGGCTGCGACACCGGAGTAATGGCAGTAGGTTGAGGAGCATTCACCCTTGCGAGAGATGTTCCGGGTTGTTTTGCTCCAGGAGCAGGAAGGCCCTTTGGTGCGTTCTTATCAACAACATCGGTAGGCGGCTCATTGGCAGCACCTGGCCGGAATCTGCCAGAATTTGGACCTAATTCATTTAACTGTGTTCCATCGACCAAAAGCTGCGAAATTTTCATGGTAATCCTTAAGATTGTTAAATCTATTTATATTCTGATGTGTAAAGTGAGCTACGCTCACTTGCTCTTTCGCCTATTCGGCTCAGAGCAATTTCATAGGAGAGAAATATATTATCCAGATTCAATGGTCATTCTTTGCCCGATAAACGGGCAAAATGGTAACTGCATTATCCGAGTTCGTACAGTCATTCGCGTTACGATCTTGCAGAGGCGGTCATCCGGTACCTCGAATCGTGTCTTTTATATGACGGCAGTTATACTAAAAACGCAAACAATGTAGTATAACCCAGGGTTTTTCTCCCTTCTTTTAGCCCTGTCTCTATGTTCAAATATCCAAATCGCGGCATTAGCGATCTTCGTCCGGTCAAGGATAGTGGATAAGCACTCTGTGACACGCAGAGATTTCCGTCTCAGTGACCCTTGGTCCTGTTTTTTGGGCATCCGATATTAGCCGATGCAAGCATAATTGTCTATTTTTTTAGGATGTGTGAGCCATGGACACGAACAGAGATTTGTCCGTTATAATAATCTTTTGATTCCAATACTTTGCGGTCGAATTGTTCACGGGCCTCAATGTACGAAGTTTCTGCTTTTGATTTGCAATAGTGTAGAATTTCTCTTTTGAAATTTTCTTTGCCTAAATTTTCTATATCTGAAGTTAGTTCCAAACTTGAACCGTAGTACTCGGCCCAGTCTGAATCGATCTTGGATCGAATTTTCTTTTTTTTCTTAGTACCATTTTTTAACTTAATTACTTTGGTGGTTGTTTTTGCAAACTTTGCAAGTTTCTTTCCAATGTATTTTCTACCAGAAATCATATTGGTTATCAAGTAGACAAATCCAACACAATCCTCTGGAAGTTCATTAATTTCGGTATTTTGATAATACCATGTCATTAATTATTTTGTTTTTGCTTCTTTTCTGGCATTCTTATCGGCTGTGATCTCATTTCGCCTAGCTTTAACGAGCTTGCCAAATTCCGCTAATGCTTTACGAGCTCGAGTTCCTGCGGCAGAATTCCCTGCATCAAATTTTGAATTCTCTTTTAAAAATTCTTCAAATACTCGTTGCATCATCGCTACTGTTGTTTCCATTTTGTTTCCTTTGTTTTAATTCGTTTCGAATGATTCTTAGTTTCGCAATAGAGGTTTTCATTTCAGCTCTTGCGATCTTATTTTGTTGCTTCATCCCGATAATTGATTTTTTCAATACCAATAGATACTTAATTACATCATCTTGACCTTTTGGATTAGGTTTCTTCAAAAAATTAATATATGCATTATAATAAGATCTAACAGCCTCCATCAACGCATCATGTGTGTTCTTATATTTGTTTATCCCTTCTATCGACAAGTACCTGTCGATCTTGGGTTTAAGTTTACAATTGTCTCCGTGGTTCTTATCATATGATTTGGTGCTGTACCATTTAGCACAATATCTACACCGCTTCCTTGCATTGGGCATTGTTATCATGGTTCAATATAATCAGTTGATTCAGCATAGGTGGTAAAACCACCTTCCTTGATTACCCTCAAAACATTGTTAACCCTGCCCATTAATTCTTCTTTGTGAGATATCAAATAGATATTCTTGTGTCGTTCTCGGGCCATTTTCTTTAATACAGCAAGACCAGACTCCACACCAGCACTATCCATACCTGCATCCATTAATTCATCAACAAATAACAAATTAATACTTTGATATAAATTTTCCCAAACATCTCTAAAGGCAAAACTTAATGATAGAATTAATCGGTTGCGCTCACCCCTTGATAAATTATCAAAGTCTAGATCTTGTCCATAGTGAGTAATTTCAACCGTTAAATCATTTTGAAAAATCACAAGGTGTGGTAATCCCAATTTTTCGATATAATGACTTAATCGTTTATTTAAATAATTTAAATTTTGATCAATTATTTTCTTACGAATAAAGCTATCTTTGTTTGTTAATAACTTCAATAAAAATTCTTGATGATCCCGCAACTTTGTGACTTTATTGAGTTCATCCCATGATATTGCCTGTATCGCAGATTTTTTCAATTCATCAATTTGTTCCTCATATGGATTTATTTCATCAGCTTTACTTGTCAATGCATTTTCTAAATTTGTTAAATTATTTCTATGTCCCAATGCCTCTGATTCTGTTTGATATATGAGAGTTGGCTTTTCACCCAATTTGATTTCTGATATCTTGGAGTTAAACAATTCAATATTTTCAATTACGGAATCTCTGTATACTAAACTGTCTTCTAAACCTTTAGATGATTGTTCTAATAATATATCATGTTTGTGATCATGTAAATCTTGCTCACATTGTGGACATTTTTTATCTGAGAGGGTTTCTATTTCCTTGGTATATCGTAATACCATCTTATCCGCAACTGTTAATGCAGTCTCTTCTGTAGCTAGTCGTGCTTTTAAGTCAGTTAATTTGTTATTATTATCTTCCCATATTTTAAAATTAGCATGGTTTCTCAACTCTGCTTCAATGTCTATATGTTCCAATTTCATTATAGATTTAGCAAGATGTTCTAGGTCCTGATCTTTCTTCGTATCCCACACTTTACTCCGTAAAATAATTGTGTCTATACTTTTCTGTACATTTTCGTTTGCGGTTTTTACACTTTCGATTCGTAATTGTTCAACTTGAATCGTATCTTTGGACATCTTTGAGGCTATTTTCAACGCCTCAGCTTTTTCACTTAATAATGTAATGCCCAACAATTGTTCAATGACCTCTCTTTGATCAGATGCTTTCATTGACAAAAATGGTTCGGTGTAAGTGTTTAGCGCAACCAAATGCCTAAACATAGTATGACTCATATGTAAAATTTGATTAATAAATTTCTGAGTTTCTCTACTATCTCCCTGGGAATCATCTTCCTCATCCGAATCGGTTTGTTCTTGGTCATCAATGAACAGTTTCAAAATATTTGGTTTCCGACCTCGTTCCACTCTGTAAATGATACCATCTTTTTCAAATTTAACGGTAACTAGCATATTTTTACCATTAATTTTATTGATAAGATTTTCTTTTTTGATGGCATTTAGGGCTTGACCATATAATGCATAACTTAGAGCATTTACTAATGCAGTTTTGCCCACGCCATTTCTGCTCCCTGTGTCATCGCCCCCGAGGTCTAAATTTTCTCCTATGATTAATGTCAAAGCTTCACCTGAGAAATCAACTGCTTGGGTTTGATTTCCGATCGATAGGAAATTTTTAATGGTTATACTGTGTACTTTGAACATTATAATCCACGATAAATTTCTAATAATATTTTTTGATCAAATTGATCGCTACTTATGTTCACTAATTCTGATGTAACAATTTGATCAACACTTTCGAAAGCTGTGTCTGTTAATTCATCTGTTGATCCTTCAAGTGTTATCTTCTCGGGGATCATACTAATCTCACGAACGTTTGGGTCTTCCATAAAAGTTTCTCTTATAAAATTAGCCTCTTCGTATGTAATTTCAATATCAATATTGACCCGCATATACATTTTAGATTTAATTATGG